AGGCGGTATTATTATGATTACCGCAGAAATTGTGCCGGAGCAATTGTATGAGCGTAAAAAGGATTATTTCCTTTATGCAACTGATACGGATCATTTGCCTTCTACATTGAGAGATGAACTTGATCCTGAAAAGGTAAGTGTCGTTAAAAACAGCCATGTCGATGTGCTTCATACAAATCCTGATAATACTTTTGGTTACAGTTATCTTAATCATGAGTGGGACAGGAATTTGGTTAATGTAGGTGGCAAATATATACGACCGGTTAACGACGCTTTTGACGAGGATAGGCAAAAGATTTGGACTACGGAAGTGTCTGATCCGGCATTGAATGCTGACTTTTTGTTAAGCGGTACGCTACACAAAAAAGTTTTTGCGGACCAAGTGGCTGATAGTTTTGAAATTACTGCTTTAGGCGGTATGGAAATATCAGGTTATACGGTTAAAGGTCAAGCGTTGCAGGAAGCCACTGATGATTATTCGACAATTGTGGCTGATGTTGAAACAACGCGTATATCAAAATAAAGGAATGTGACCAATGAAAACGTTTAAAAACGGCCCTGTCTCGGGCTGGAAAGCATACGATCTGAAGGACGTTATGCATTTTGGGACAAACAAGCCAAGGCATGTCAAATTTGGTGTGTTGAGTAATTCAACAGTTGAAGTGTGGGTAAGTGATAACGAGGCGTTACTTGATGCAGTTTTGATGGCGGCAAGCCCGGAAAAAATGCAAGTTGAATTTACAATAGACAAAGATTGTTGGGTGCAAATCAGGGCGCAAAAGGGTTCTAAAACTTTTGTGAATATGCCTGATTTGGATCAGAGTTTGGCTAATAACGGTTTGGAGACTTATACCGTTATTGAACCAAGACTTAACAATACAAGCGAATTTGACAGGATGATGCAGATTGTCAAATTTAATGAAAGACAACGTGAAGCAGCCATGGCTGACGAACGTGCAAGTATGCAAGCGCGGCTTGCTGAATTAGAAGCTAAGGCCACTCCTCCCGTGGTAGAAGAAGTGCCTGACACATCAGATGCGGTTGAACCTCCGCAATCTGAGGATGTTAGTTAGGCCGCTTTTAGGCTTCTTTCGCTGGCTGCGATGGGTAGATCGCGGCCAGCTACCAGTTAGCCCAAGGGTCGGTTTGGAATATCCAATCGAAACTCTTAAATCTCGTGATTATCAAGAAGCGGCTCAGTCAATGACTGAACCGGCGCATGATTTTTTGACTGTGGTACAAAAGCAAAGGGGTAATGAAGATTGGCAGGGGGTACATCCTGACATTAAGCGGTTTTGGTTAGCATTTAAAAAGGCTATGGATGAACGGTCTATTCCGTTTTATGCTTTCGAATTGATGCGATCAGATGCGCGTCAACAAATATTATTTGAGCGGGGACGAAGCAAAGCGAAGCCCGGTCAATCACCTCACCAGTACGGTTGTGCAATTGACACTGTTCATTGCACCCGTTTTTGGGGTTTATCCCACAAAGAGTGGGAAGTTGTTGGCGTAATTGGCAAAGAAGTAGCGCGTAAGTGCAACATAAAAATGACTTGGGGCGGAGATTGGAAATTCTTCGATCCGGTTCATTGGCAGTTGTCAAACTGGAAAGATTACAAAGATGCGCATGATTATGCTCAGGCGCAGAAAATGATTATTCCGGACGGAACAAACCAAAAGTTTTGGTTTTTGGAAAAAATAATCTCTGAGCGAAAAAAAGCGCGAAAGAAAAAGCGGAAGAATGCAGCGTGAAGTTATCCACGCCCCGACGAAACTCAATTTATTGAGGAGGGGGGTGGATAACTTCGGATATCCCCCTTCTCGTTACGGATTATGCAGTTAGTGACACAACTACCTCGGAGAATGACAGAAATGTGTTTATCACCAGTTCAAATAAATGGTTTTGAGGTAGGGTGTCGCAACTGTTGGCAATGCAGGAAAGACCGAATAAATTCTTTAGTCGGGCGGTGCATTGCAGAAAAAATGTACTCAAAAAGTACATTATCTGTGACGTTGACCTACGCTGGAGGG